TTTGCACAATACCGTCTAAGTCTCTAGCCTGAGCCTCTGCTACAGTGTAATCATATTCTTGTGATGGTCTAGTTATAATCTGAGTAATCTTTGCCATTATTTCTTTTTAACTCCTTTAATTTTTTTCTTATTTAATGATGCATAAAAAACTTGCTCACCCTTCTTTTTACCGTATTGTTTCTTCATAGACTTCATTATTTTTTTACCTTTTGTATTTAATGGCATTATCTTCTCCCATCTGGTTGTACATCTAATCTAAAAGTTCCTAACTTCCAACTTTGACTAGCTGCTGTATTTTCTATCTTTAATGAAATTGCTCTAGCTCTTGCACGTGTATCAACTTTAGTTGTTGATGTTGTAATATCAAAAGGCCCAAGAGGTGAACTACTTTGTGTGCTGTTTGGATAATTTTTTAATCTTAATGTAACTCTAGTTGTTCCCGTTTGTGATATAAAATCTGGAACAAATCTTCTAATTTTCATTATGTGCTCACCATCCCCTCTAAAATCTGCAATACCGCCCACACCTCTTACAGTTCTTTGTGTAATATCATAATCACCTGATGATATATTTGATAACACTGCAGTTATTGTACCATTTTTATTTTGATCGGTTCCTGTTTCATGTTCATAGTATGCAGTTCTACCCTCTGTATTTCCTACGACATCAAAAGAAGTATCTGTGCTTGCATCATATTCTAAAGCATGTGGCTTACCAAATACCGCAGAGTCTTTCCACATAGTTCTAGATAACGTTCCTACTGTCCAGACAGGTCTTTTTATAGTTGAATCAAGATAATTATAAGCTACCATTTTATTAACCACGTCTGAAGTCGAAGAAGGGTAAAACCATATTATTTCTCCAAACAAATTATTTAAACCTGCAGACACCATTTGATTACCTGACGCTAAGTTTATGTCATCATAAACATGGTCTTCTACTAAACAAGGTAGCGATTCTAGTTTACCACCATATCTAAAAAATCCATTCTCAGACATCCAATATGCAGCACCATCAACTTCTACACATGCGTTCTGACCAACCAGTCCGCAGTTAGTTCCGACTTGTGCAAAACCAAAAGTAAATGGAGCACCAACAAAACGTTGTGTAAATAACGCCGTGTCGGTCCAAACATAGATTGCATCTCTACCTCTAATAGCTCCCATAATTTTAGATCCATCTGCAAGTCTTTGTGTACCAGCTGTGTTAGTCGCTGTAGGTGTATAGGTATTTATGTTTTCTTGATCAGAGAATCTAATAAACATATCATCTTGAGTTGAGGTATCTCCAATAGTTGTTTCTGTACCAAAAAATACTAAGTGACGATCCGGTGTAGATACCACCATGTGTCTTGATGCTGTAGGTGCACCTGATATAATTGTTGCTCTAGTCTCTGTAGCATTACCTAAACTAGAATCCCATTCAAAACATGCACTATCATGGATCAAACAAATTGCTTTATCACCAAAATTATCTAATGACCACATGCCAGGATCTAAAGCTAAACCTTCTTGTGTTTGTTCATTCCATGCAGCATAGTCTGTACCATTAGTAACAGTAACTCCATCACTATGAGATGCAGCTGTGGTCCCTCGAGCACCTCGTGTTACCCCTGTTAAAGTATTACTGCTTACACCTGTGTATTGTATCATTTCTGTTCCGATTAAAACGAAACTAGTTCCTGTCGACGGAAATTGTGAAGCGTCTGTTAAAACTATAGTTGTTGTGCTTGCATCTATCGCTCCATTCAAAGTAGTTGTTACTGCTCCAGTATCTTCACCACCATATGTACCTAAGCCCCAACCAAAACCTTTTTCTTGAACAGCTGTACCTACAGGATAATAATGTTGTACTCTAATACCGCCTGATGTTGTTGCCCCGGACCCTGATTCGTTTGACGGCATTGTAATTGTTAGAGTTGTTCCTGTTGGAACAGAAGTCACCATAAATTTTTTATCGTTAAAATCTGAAGCTCCAAAATTAGACCCTGTTATAGAGGAAAAGTTATCTAGTAAAATTATATCGTTTGGAGATATACCATGAGCCGTAGAAAAAGTTATTGTTACAATTGGAGATCCGTTAGTCGTGCTAAATGCACTTGTTAAAGTAGTTGTAGTTTTTATTGGATGTATGTCATAAAAAACATCTCCGGAAAAAGCATATAATATCCTATTAGTGCCAATAATCGCATATCTTCTACCTGCTGTATTTACAAAATGATGTAGGCCTCTACCAGCACCCGTTAATTCATTAGAACTAAGAGCCCCTAGTTGGTTCCAGCCACCTATCTTTTCAGGCACACCGTATCTAAATCTAACATTATCGCAGTCTACCCATTGACTCTCTGCGCCGGTTTCTGTGATCTGTTTATTAATACCTGGAATAAAACCTATTTTCTGTAGCATAACACCTCACTATATAGGGTTTTTAGTTTTTTGGTAGTATTATATTCTAATCTAACCCGGATATCAAATATTGAAATTTAACTTTTTATATGATAAATGTAAGAAAAAGATAGAAATATGAAATTTTACGACACCATTTTTGCAGCGCCGGTCTTAGAACTGGATATCAAAATTAACAATAAAAAAATTATTAAAGCCCTTAAACAGATGCAAAAACAAAATCCTGGTAGGATTGTCAGTAATGCAGGAGGTTGGCAAAGTGAAAACTTAGACCCTAAATTAGAAATTTTTAAACCAATAACTAAACACATTATTGAAGCCTCTATTGAGTTTTCAAAAAACTGCAAATTTAAACATGGTAGATATTCTATATCTAATTTGTGGGCTAACATAAATAACTATAGGGATTACAACGATCTACATATACACCAGTACGCTATGATATCTGGAGTATATTATTTAAAAGCACCTAAAAATTGTGGAAACCTTGTTTTTAGACACCCTTCTTCATGCATAGAATATGATTGGAGTAAGAACAAACTTACAGAAAACATAGACTACAATTCTGGATTATATAATTTTGTCCCTAAAGAAGGGCAACTTATATTATTTCCCTCTTGGTTAGAACATTTTGTAAGACCGAATTTAAATAAAACACAAGAAAGAATTTCTATTGCTTTTAATATAGCTCTTTTATAAATAATTATGGACGATAAAGATAAAAAAATAATAGAATTAGAAAGAACTTTAGACGAAGAGTTAGGAGTTAAAAGAAGTGAAGTAATGAGAAACAAAGATCTTCTAGAACAAAATGAATTGTTAAAACACAACATAGAAAAATTATTAAAACTCCAAGAAGAACAAGCAAAAGAAATAGCCAAGCTTAAATATCTTATAAAAAAAAGAGCGTTAGAAGATTAATCTTTTTTAGTAAAATGAGGAGGCAATCCTAAATGAGGTCTTGTGTCATTAATAAATTTTTTTAATGACTTATCTACGTAATGTAAAAAAACTTGACCACATATCTTTCCTGTAAAAGGTTCTCTCCAGTGTTCTAATTTATCTCCTTTATAAACTAACATGTCTCCTGGATTTAATTTTATTTTTTTACCTTTTTTATTTCCTGGTTTATAAACAGTGTAATCTTTGTTGTGTTTACCATTTTTATAATTAGGGTCC